GAGGCGGAGGAAAGCTTCTGGGCGAACGTTCAGAGCGAAACGTCCCCGGCCATTGACGGCATGGATTCCACCATTGACGCCCTGAATGCAGAGTTCCCGGTCAGCGATCCGGACACCGAAATGGATTTGACCGGCTGCGCCGTTGATTTGGCGATCATGGACGAATGCAGCCAGCAGATCAAGGCGCTGGAAGAAAAGAAAGCAACCGCTCAGGCGCGTATCATGGAGGCCATGGGAACCGCCGAGCGGGGCGGATACGGGAGCTACAGCGTCACATGGAAGACGCAGAAGCGCTCCACATTCGATAGAAAGAAGTGGGAGAAAGACCACGGAGAAATCCCGCAGAACTATTTCAAATCTTCGGAAAGCAGAACTTTCCGGTTCAAAAAGGATGAACAATAATGGGAAAAACAAATATGGTAGAAATCGATACTTCCGCCGCAAGAGAAGCCGTGTATGATTCCGGAAAGACGTTGGCAGTTCTCTCCGAGGAAATCGGGCGCTGCCCCAGCTATCTCAGCTACGCAGTCAATAACGGGCGGATTCCGGAATATGCGTTCCGCAGGCTGTGTGTGCTCCTCGGCGTATCGGAAGGTGACCTGCTGAAAAAGCAGGCAGTTACCCCCCCTCAAAAAGCGGAGGTGGAAGCCGTTTCGGGCTATGAAACCATCGGATACTCCGTAAAACTGGACGTATTCCCCAAAAAGGTACGGTTCGCGGTCCTTTTCAACGGGGAAGAAATCATTCACGCATGGAGCAGCATCCGCGGGGCGCGGGAGCTTGACCTCATGCAGTCCATCAGCTACGCGGCGCACATGTGCTACAAGCAGAAAGAAATGAAAGTTATCGAGGAGGAAGAATAAAAATGGCAAACGTGATTCAGAATGCCGCCGCTTCTACTCAGGCGGTAGCGAAAAAGAAAAATCCCAGCAGCATTCAGGACTATATCGAGGTGATGAAGCCAGCCATTCAGGCGGCGCTGCCCTCCGTAATGACCCCGGAGCGGTTCAGCCGCATTACCCTGTCTGCCCTGTCCGCAAACCCGAAGCTGAAAGAGTGTACCCCCCAGTCCTTCCTTGGCGCTATGATGACCGCCGCCCAGCTTGGCTTGGAACCCAATACCCCTCTTGGGCAGGCTTATCTGATTCCCTTCCGCAATCACGGCCAGATGGAGTGCCAATTCCAGCTTGGCTATAAGGGTCTTATCGACTTGGCCTACCGTTCCGGGGAGGTTTCCATCATTCAAGCGCACACCGTATACGAAAACGACGAGTTTGAATATGCCCTTGGCCTCGACCCGAAGCTGCGGCATGTCCCCGCCAAGAGCAACCGGGGCAAACCTATTGCCTACTATGCCATGTTCAAGACGAAGGACGGCGGCTACGGATTTCAGGTTATGAGCATCGAGGAAGTTACCGAGCACGCGAGAAAGTTCTCTAAGAGCTTCGGGAATGGCCCATGGCAGACCAATTTTGACGAGATGGCAAAGAAAACCGTTCTGAAAAAGGTGCTGAAATACGCCCCGCTGAAATCCGACTTTGTGCGCGGTATGTCTCAGGACGGCACCACAAAGACGGAGATTTCCTCCGACATGGCAGATATCCCGGACATGACTGAGTACATCGACGTTGACCAGGACACCGGCGAGGTGATTTCTCAGGAGGCAGACAATGCTTAATCAGATTGCAATCCAAGGCCGCCTAGTCCGCGACCCGGATCTGCGGAGAACCAATTCCGGCAAGGCCGTGACCAGCTTCACGCTGGTCTGTGACAGGGATTTCAAGAACCAGCAAACCGGCGAGAAGGAAGTTGACTTTATTGAATGTGTCGCATGGGGCGGCACCGCCGAAATGGTGGCGAAGTACTTCTATAAAGGCCGGATGGCCGTAGCGACCGGCAGATTACAGTTGCGGGACTGGACGGACAAGAACGGCCAGAAGCGCCGTCAGGCGGAGATTTTGGTAAACAGTATCTATTTCTGCGGCAGCAAGGAAAGCGGCACTCAGGCCAGCTCTGGGGATGGCAACGGATACAGCGCACCGGCGTATCAGGCTCCCGCCCCTGCGGCGAACTTCGCGGAGCTGGAAGACGACGACGCGCAATTGCCGTTCTAGGCCGGAAAAATCAATCTTTCCCTAAAAAGATTGACAGTATAGTTTGCATTTCCCTTGGCGGTGGGAGGTGAAACCGCCAACTCCAAAGGAAGGAGCGAAAACGTGACGATTGAATTTACGATTCCCGGCGTTCCGCAAGGGAAGGAGCGCCCCCGCTTCACCCAGAACGGTGCGACATATACCCCAAAGAAAACGAAGGACTATGAAAAGCTGGTGGCATGGGCATACCAGTGCGAAGCCCACGGGGCAAAGTTCACCGGCACTATCCGGGTTGACATTGCGGCAATCTACCCCGTTCCCCATTCGTGGAGCAAGCGCAGGCAGGCCGAAGCGATTGACAACCGGATTCTTCCCATGGTGAAACCCGACTGGGACAACATAGGAAAGATTGTGTGTGATGCCCTGAACGGTATCGCCTACAAGGATGATGCAGCTATCACAGACGCCACAGTCTGCAAGCGGTACGGCACCCGCCCATGCGTGGCGGTTCGTCTTACCGGAGAGGAGGCACCCCGTGACACAGTGTGAGCGTATCCTGCGGCATTTGCAAGACTATGGGAGTATCACTCAGGCCGAGGCTGTTACCGAGTACGGCTGTTACCGTCTGGGCGCAAGGATCTGGGATTTGAAAGCTCAGGGCGTACCCATCAAGAGCGAAACCGTCACCGGGAAGAACCGATACGGGGAGCGGACGTGCTTCGCGCGGTACTCCATCATTAAAGAGGATTAGATAATGGCGATTGAATATTTCTGCGCTTATCACAGTTATCTGGACAGTATGGAGGAACTGAATGACACGGAGAGGGGGAGGCTTTTCACGGCTTGCCTAATCTACAGCAAGACGGGCGAAGCACCGCAACTCCGTGGTAATGAAAGATTCGTATTTCCAACTTTGAAAGCACAGATAGACCGAGATAAGGCAACATACGACAGCCGGTGTAAGAAAAACTCCGATAACATCCGAAAACGATGGAATACGGACGTATACGACGGCGAACAACCGTGTACGAATGATACCAAGACAAAGGAAAAGGAAAAGGAAAAGACAAAGACAAAGGAAAAGGCAAAGGATAATATACCTCCTTCGGAGGTTTGCGGCGAGCTGCCGAGCAGCCCCCCGCCTGCGGCGGTGCTTCCGCTGGTTGACGGCACGGATTTTAAGATTTCCGTGGAGATGGTTGCCGAGTTGTCCGGTCTGTATCCCGCCGTGGATGTAGCCCAGCAGTTGCGGGGTATGCGTGGCTGGCTACTGGCAAATCCCAAAAACAGGAAAACAAAAGCCGGGATCATGCGCTTTGTCAACTCCTGGCTCTCCCGGGAGCAGAATTCGGCTAGACCTGCGGCAAACCAGAAGCAGGGCGGCTATACCAGCGGCGTTGACCGTCTGGCGGAGATGTACAGGGAGGAATTTGGAAATGGATAAACAGGAAGCGTACCAGATTCTCACGCTTTTACAGGCAAATTATCCCGATTCTTTCCGGGGAATGTCCAAAGAGGCGGCAAACGTGAAAGTCAATCTTTGGGCGGATATGTTCTCCGAGGAGCCATTTGAGGCCGTTGCCGCCGCTGCAAAAGCGTACATAGCGACGGATACCGGCGGCTTTATGCCCACCATCGGGAAGCTGAAAGATATGCTCCACCGGATGCAGTCGCCCCAGCAGATGACCCAGATGGAAGCATGGGGGCTGGTTGCCGGTGCGCTGAGAAACAGCGTGTACGGCGCAGATGACGAGTTCCGGAAGCTGCCACCGGCGGTACAGCGGACGGTGGGAAGCCCCGCCCAGCTCAAGGAATGGGCGCTGATGGATGCAGAAACGGTGCAGTCCGTGGTTGCATCGAATTTCCAGAGATCGTTCCAAGTGTGCCAGAAGCGGGAGGACGATTACCAGAAGCTCCCCGGAGCAGTAAAGAGCTTTATCGCCGAGCTGGCCGGGAAGATGGAATTTGAAAAGCTACCGGAAGGCGGTGGAGTATGAAAAACGAAGTAGGCGGGGAAAAGGAACGCCCCGGCCAGTACATCGATTCGGGAAGCCCATTTTGCAGGAACTGCACGCGGGACGATTGCCCCACCAACGGGGACGGCTGCAAGGCGTGGGAAGAATATTTCGTAGCGAATTGGAACGAAAACATCATGAAATCAATTGGAAGCCACAAAAAACAACGCCAGTTTTTCCGGTACGAACACCCGGATTTGGTGAGAGAGGGGATTGTTTTTGAGCATGAGCAAGGCGAAAATGTACGGCTGTTTCAAGCCGGTGAAGCGGAATTGCACCCAGCCCAGGTGGGGGAAAGTTCCTCGGGGGAATAAAGGAAAACAGAAAGGAAATGCAAAATGAAAGGTTACAAAGGATTCAACCCCGGCTTGATCTGCAAGGATAAGCAGTACCAGGAAAATACCATCTTCGAGGAACCAGAGGCGAAAATCTGTGAAAAGGGAATGCACTTTTGCGAAAATCCTTTTGACGTGCTGGACTATTACGATTTGATTCGCTCTGATGGCACACCGAACGAGTTCACGGAAGTTGAAGCGCTGGACGAGCCAAAGACGGATGATAAGAAAAAATTCTGCTCCCGAAAACTGAAAATCGGCGTAAAACTGGGACTATCCGGATTTATCAAGGCATGTGTGGATTTTGTACTGGAAAAGACTATTGCTGAGGCACCGAGTGAAAACGTTTATTCCAGGGACTCCGCCCGGATTGGCAGTTCCGGGGACTCCGCCCAGATTGGCAGTTCCGGGTACTACGCCCAGATTGGCAGTTCCGGGTACTCCGCCCGGATTGGCAGTTCCGGGTACTCCGCCCGGATTGGCAGTTCCGGGTACTACGCCCAGATTGGCAGTTCCGGGGACTCCGCCCGGATTGGCAGTTCCGGGGACTCCGCCCAGATTGGCAGTTCCGGGG